TCACTCTGCGGTAAAGTCGTCAATCGCCTGATTCAGGCGCTGAAGCGCGGAGAGGGCCAGGTGCAATTTTTGCGCAACCTGTTCTTTATCCGGGGCGGCGGTATTTTCACAATACTGCTCCAAACTGCGGCAATGATTTTCCGCTTCGGCGGCGCCGACGATTTGGGTCGCACCGGCCAGGCGGTGCAGGCTGCGAGCCAATCCCTGCCAATTCTCCTCATCGAGCAACTGACGGCTATGTTGCATGTCACGCGCATTTTCTTCGCGAGTAGCAAGCAGCAGATGACGCAACAACGTTTTATCCTGCTGCGCCAGGCCCTCCAACGCGGGCAGGTCGACCAATTCCTGCAGGGTAACGCGGCTTTCCTTCCCCCATTCGGCAGACTGCCTTGGGAGCCGTTTTAATAGCGCATCCAACTGCGATAAACGCAACGGTTTGAACAAACAGTCGTCCATGCCGGCGGCAATGCAACGCACGCGTTCTTCCGGTTGCGCATTGGCCGTCAAGCCCAGGATGATGAGCGGTTTCCTCTGTTGTTGGCGAAGCTGGCGGGTGAGTTCGAGTCCGTCCATAACGGGCATATTGCAGTCGGTGATCACCAGATCGATGGGCTGAGTCAGCCAAAGCTCCAGCGCTTGCCGCCCGTTTTCCGCTTCAATGACCTGGTGACCCAGGCGGGAAAGCTGGCGGGTGAGCAAAAGCCGATTCGCCGGGTGATCGTCAACCGCCAGGATACACAGCGGTTGTTCGGTGCTGGTGATGACTTCTCGTTCGCTGGCGACAATCGACAGATGTTGGCGGTGCTCTACCGGAATGCAGACGGTAATTCGCGTACCGCGTTCGGGTTGGCTGTGTAAATCGATGGTGCCCTGCATCATTGACACCAATTGTGCACAGATCGCCAGCCCCAAACCGGTACCCTGCTGATGCTTACCGGCCTCGGATTGCACATAGGGCGCGAAAATGGTGGCTTGCTCTTCGGGCGCGATACCGACGCCGGTATCGGTGACGATAAGCGTCAGCATCGCTTGGTTTTCATTCTCCGGCAAACAGTGGATTTGCACGTTCACTAAGCCTTGGTCGGTGAATTTAATGGCGTTGCTCACCAGATTTGACAATATTTGCCGCAGGCGCATCGGGTCGAGATACACTTCGTCGGGATGCAAGGCATCGATATGACATTCGAGCGTGATGCCTTTTTGCCTGGCCAGGCCGTCGAAGACGTGAACGACAGGCAGAGCCAAATCGTCTATCCGCACCCATTCCGGCGTTAATTCCAGTTTGCCTGATTCGATTTTTGCCAGGTCAAGAATGTCGCCGATCAGGCCCATCAACGACAGGGCGGAGTCATAGGCGACGCGGATGGAGTCTTTTTCCGTTTCTGCACGTTGTTGTTCCGGCGTAGTGACTGCCAATTCCAGCAGACCGATAATGGCGCTGATCGGCGTGCGTATTTCGTGGCTCATGGTCGCCAGGAAGGTGCTTTTGGTTCTGTTGGCCTGCTCTGCCCGTTCCCGGGCATTCGACAGCGCGGCCAACAACGTTTCATGTTCGGTGATGTCTTGCCAACTGCCGATCAGCCCCGCCACGGCGCCGGTATGATCCTGATAGGTGACCGCCTGATGAACAATGACCCGCTCTTCCACGCCGTTATAGACCCGGTAGTGTTTAGGTGATGACGCCGGTGTCACGGTGTCGGTAAGCAGCGGGCGAATATCGTGGAAAATATCAGCCAGCGGATGTTTGGCGGAATTCAACGGCAAGCGGCTGAGGCTTTCGCCTTCACCGGTAAAAAACAGTGCCCAGGCTGGGTTGTAGTTGATCAGGTTGCCGCCGGCATCGACCACATAAACCGGCACCGGCGTGCCGTTGAACAGCGTTTCCCGGAATGTGGCCTGCTCTTGCAGTTTGGTCTGCGCCTCTTTGCGCAGGCGAATCTCGCGATGCAGATAGTTGATTAGAAGTGAGATAAATGGAACTGAGTCTGCGAGATAATTAGGGGATATAGTGATTCTTTAGAGGATATAGTGGGACAAGGTCTGTAAATCATTTCCAGTATGTGAAAGATAAAACAGGGCAGAAAACTTCAGTCCTCTGCCCCAAATTTTACTCCCCGCCACCGAACAAATCCAGCATCGGCTGCTTGTGCTTCATCACTCGTTTATGTACTCGGTGAATCAGCTTGCGCAGCCCTCGCTCGGTAATGCCATATCGGGAACTCAGGTCGGCCCAGTTATTGCCTTTGAACTCGTTGTAAATCTGCAGATCACGAACGGCCAGCTTATAAACGTAATCACGAGGAAACGTGAAATTCTGCCCACCGAAATGCTCTGCCAGGAAATTTGCCACCGCCAGCCCCAGATGCTCGGCCTGCTCAGTTGAACACCCATAGTCAGATGCTGTCTCGGCGACATGGTCAGCAACCTCAGATAACAGCTTATGGCGCTTTTCTTCCATTGGCGTAATCATGATCTGCCCCCCGTTATTGCAATGCGGCTTGAGCCTTCAGCTCGCGTTTCTGCCACTTCTTCAACGTCTCGATAACGCGACTGGCCTGATCCGTTCCCAGCCACTCCAGCCGACCTACACCTGTTATACGGTGAGCATACGCATTTATCGCACGCTCCGAACTATCACGGACAAACCCCGCTTCAAACATCTCCAGCCACAATGACCGGATTTTTTTCGATTGCTCGTCTGTCGCCGTAATCTTTCCAGGCCTTTTAAATGCCCGCCGGAATCCCAGGCCATAAAACGCCTCCATAACCGACTCTAATTGCTTGATGGTCATTTCTTTCGTTGAGCTTAAACCCGTATAGCTATCGAGCAGTTGGCGGTAGGTATCGTCATCCAGGCGACGGTCACGTTTGGCGACATGAATTAATTTTACCAGGTTAATACGGTTCATCACATTACCCCCGTGCGTGTTTTATTAGTGACACCACCCATTCAATTAATAAATAACTGCCACAAATACTCACTAACCAGAATACGGCGCAGAATAACGCCATTAATAACCACGTTCCTCTTCGTGAAATGGTCATGGTTTTACTCCTATACCTGTCAAAGAACCTCCCTGGCCTTGAACAGCCTGGTGCAGTTGTGCCTGCTTGCCAGCCCTGTAACCGGCATCGGCAGCATCATCACCGCCGCGACATTTTTTCGCAGCTCGAAGGGTGGACTCTTTAAATTCCATTTCTTCTTTAAGGCGGCTGTAATACGCAGCCATAAGTGTTTTCTCAGATGCAGCTACCTTGTAAATATCGATAACGGCATATGCACCATCAACCCAGCCCTCACAGAACTGATCCGCACGAGCGACTTTTGTGCTGGGCTTAATATTGCGCCGCATTTTTGCCGTAAATTCACGACGCGCCTTTACTAATTGGCGTGACAAAACATCAAATGCATATGCCGCGATTTCCGGCCTTTCATTAGGGCCGAAGAATACGACCGTCCGTTGGCCGCTCGAAAGAAAGTTACGCTTATATTGGTAATAGCAATCAACACCAAATGCGCGGCAAATCATGTTGGCCAGGCTATTCATATATGCCGGGATTTTCTGCGCCTGTGATGGTGCGCCTTTACTGCTGGCGCGACCAATCTCCATCAGGTCAATATCCGTCTCAGTGAGACTATGCTTGCGCATTAATGCCTGAGCCTGGCTCAGTGCATTAGCGGCTTCATTGCTGTTGGTACTGCGTCTGGCCAGGTTAAGCAGCTTCTTGATCTTCGCCAGATACTTTTCATTGTTGTGGGTCATAGTTAACTCCCAGGCGTTCTGCCAGCCGCATGAGTTTTTGCCGCTTGTGAAAATCGATGGCCGTATCGAGGCCGTTCAGGCGAAATTGCTCGATCATGATCTCCACGTCGGCCATTTCGCTGGCCAGTTTCATTTCGTCGCTAAGGCCGTTCAGGTTGCGCGACACCTCAGTGCTCAGTTCGCTGGCCTCCTCGGCCAGCTTCAGGAGTTGAGAGTCTGGGCCAAAGCGTTTCATGGCCATGCGGTACAACGTCGAACGGTTAGTCGCTATAGACATATCCCCTCCGAGTAATCATCACGATGCAGCGGCTGGAGCTCGCTGGTGGGCACAAACGCGTTATAGGTTTACCCGCAATGCGGGCAGGCCAGGATAAGGTCCACACACCAGGTACCGTCATGCCCCTGCGTAATGGTTGCCTGATCGGAATCGAGCTCATCTACGTCTTCGCTACAGGTTTTGCATTGCAGGCTCATTGGGCGATCTCCTGTTCAAATGGCACTATGGCGAAATCTTCCAGGTTGCGATTAATGGTGATGCCTGGAATATCTTTTACTGCCGCCTGTTCGTTTAATATTGCGTCCTTATTAATTTCCTCCTTGGAACGAATAAACCGAGTCAGCTTGAGTCTTTTCAGGGCAGCAATAACTGCCTCGGCACCGCGTATCGTGCAGCTCGGCGGCCGGTTACGCCAAATCACCTCGCCGGTAGTTAAATTGACGGTCTTTGTTTTTCCGTCCTGGGTCAGTTCGGTGCGATTGGCCTCACACCAGGTCTGGATACCTTGCTGCAGACCGCTTATCTCGGCCTTCAGTCGTTCAATCTCCGGCGAATGGTATTGCGTTACCGCTGCAATCTGGTCATTCATCTCCGTTTCGATACGGGTTAATTGACGCTGCAAATCGCCAAGGGATTTAATACCGTCAATAACCTCAGTTTTCGTTTGCGCGGCGTACGGAACCGCCGCAGCTTTAAGCCGCTTTTTACCTTTTGCCATTTTTAAATACCTTAATTAGTGGTGAGTCTTGCCTTTGCTGGAAAAGTTAATTGCAGGTTTAAATCCCCGGTCTATTAACGCTTTCAGCGCCATTTCATGAAAAACTGGTTTCAATTCCTCCAACAATTTCAATTCAACTTCGGTGGCGTCTTTTGTGTTTGCTGCCACCATCTGTAAACTCATTGACCCATTAGGCAGAATGGTAATGATTGACTCTATTTTGATTGCCATGATTTATGTTCTTTCCTCCCAGACAACCCGACACTTATCCAGTTGATACTGGAATTTTTGATAACGCCCCAGTTCATCGACTCCAGTTGAATATCGAACCGCTTTACCCAGTGCTACCATTCTGCGTGTGGTGGCGTTCGGATGAATGACCACCGTCGGACGGCGGCCTTCTTCGATGTCGATACGTTTAACCGTAATTCCCTGGGCAGATAATGTGGTAACCGCCTTACTTGTGGTGATGATGGCTATTTGAATTCCTTCGCTTTCCACCACCAACGATAATTTATGAGCAGTACGCATAATCCCTCCGTCTTCGTTGACTTATAGTTAACTGCTTTTAATTACATCGAAATTAACAATGGGCACGTCAATTTATGCGGCGGGAATCATTACCACGACACTTCCATATCGTCCCAGTTAACCCCCGGCACATCACAAGAAATAATCTTGATCCCGTTGGAGCCATCCATTGGCGGCCAACCTTCATTATTGCCATCCTTAAACTGGCAAATTAACCCATATGCATTCCAGCCTTCTGACACCTGTTGTACAAAGCATTCAGCGGCCAGCATTTTTAGCACCGTCACCGTAATATCACCGTCGTTATCACTCAGGCGATGCTTGTGTCCGGTGAAGAAATTATTGATTTGATGAAGATGCTCATAGGTGCAAATATCATGATCAATCTCAACAGTAAGGACAGGAGCGTCCTCATGGGCATTCCAGGTTATTTCGTATTGTTTAATAGCTGTCATCTACTTATCTCCTTCACACTTGAACCAGCGTCCCAGGCAATTACCCCCGTTTCGCCCCATGATGTTGTCAAACACCTTTGATAACGTCGGCATTAACCACCGGCACACCGATTTGTGCGGCCAGGTTCATTGCCGCGATGGTTAAATTGCTGACAGCCAGCGGGTATAACAGGCTGACAACGCCTTTGCGGCCGCCGATATTATTGCTGAGCCTGGCGCGAATAGCGTCGGTGGCGCTGGTGTCCAGCACCTCTTTTACCGACTTACCGGCGCGGTCAAACTTAAACGTCAAAAATGCCTCCAACTGGGTATCCAGCGGCAGCAGCTCGACAACTTCACAGCGCTGTACCACCTCGCGGACCTCCTGATTGCGTTCTGACAGCTTCATCGCCAGTTCCGGCTGGCCGACCAGCACAATGGAGAGCAGTTTTTTAAACCCGTTCTCCAACTCAAAGAAGCGTTTGAGGTGCTTCAGCGTTGGCAACGGCAGCGAGTGGGCCTCTTCAATCACCAGAACGTGGCTGTAACCAGCATTGCTGCTGTCTTTCAGCACGCGGTGGAGTTGGCGGAACCTAGCCTCCTGGCTGCGTTTGACGCCCTCCAGCGGCGCAATGGTATTGATGATCGCCTCGGCGATCGACGCCGCTTTCAGGGTCTTGCCCTTGTTGTCGTTGTCTTCCATCGCGATGATGTAGGGCTCAATCACAATCACCGGTGCGTTTTCGCGGTTGATGCGTTCAATCAGGTCGCGGCGCAGCGTGGACTTGCCCGCACCGGACTCACCGACAACAGCCAGGAATCCGCCGTGGCGCGCCGTCTGGAACAAGGCCTCACGGACGTAACGAATGTCCGGGGTCGTGAACACATCCTCAGAGCCCTGCAGGGCATCGTCGGCGAACGGGTCGCGGAACAAACCGAAGTGCTTTTTCGTTGCTGGATGTAATACCTGTTTTGCGAGTAACATATTGTCGTCTCCCTCCGTTGGGGCGTGTGGTGAGATATCGGTGCGGGCGGTGTCCGCCGCCTGCACCTCTTCAAATGCGCCAGCTGTATCCAGCCCACGCGCTGCTAAAAATTGGCTGATGCTTTCCCGCACCTCTGCGGTGCGGCGTTTTGGCCAGATGCCGTGGTTCACTATCTGCGAAATGGTCGGTTGAGAGACCTGGGCCGCGTCAGCGACCATCTGCTGGTCAATACCGTGCTCCTGCATCAGCGCCTTCAGTACCAACATGCTGCCTCCTATTGGCCGTTAACGACGCTCAGCGTCACGTTGTGCTTGCCAGCCAGCTCACCGGCAATCGTGTCGATATCGTCCGCCGGAACGCCGTCCGGGAAACGCTGAACCAACTGGTTATAGTGCTGTGCCTGCCACTCCCGGCCCTGCGCCGTGAATATCTCCCGTAGCGCTTTCGCTGCCTCAACGTGCGTCAGCGGACGCTGTTCTATACGTGGGCCGCGCACATCCGACTCCTGGCCGCGTTTCGGCAGGTAGGACGGTAGCTCGGTGTCGTCAATCGTGCGATACGGGTCAAACCTCCCACCAAACGGCAGTGCTTTGGCTTTACGCGCCGCCGCTGCTGCGTCGGCAGAGTCGGTGCCGGTGACAATCTGCTCAATCTCCTGATTGACCTGCTGGGTGACGGTATCCGTCGGTTTGCGGTAGCTCTCGCCGATGATCGCGGCGTTGGTTGCAAACCCAAACTCGTTCTCCGGAACTTCATCCACCAGGTGGTAAAACTCGTGTCCATCTTCACCAACCAACACAATTTGCGCGGCGTCGGTACGCCACGGATTACGTGTCACCATCAGCGACTCGCCAATCATCACGCCAGGTACACTTGAGACGTCGTACTGGCGGCTCTGGAACGATATTTCCAGCGTCGGCTGGACCTTGCGCGACACAGGCGCAGTGACCGCCAATTCACGACAAATTTCCACCGAGGGCGCTTTAATCAGCTGTTCGGCGGTGATACGCAACCAGATATCGTTGCGGCAGAAGCCGTGGCGGCTATGGATAGCCGTGGCGTTAAAATGGCTGCGCCACTTCTTCGCCATCGCGTTCAGCTCGTCCAGGCTGTTGACTGTGACGAATTTCAGGCCCGGTTCGAACTTGCGTTCGATGATGTCACGGGCTTTCTCGACCTGGCCGGTTGCACGGGCGTTCCCGGCCTTGTGGGCGATCATCTCGATGCTCAGTGCCCGGCACAGGTTTTTTGTCATGGCGGCGGTGTTGGCAGAGCCGGGGTCCATGAATAGAATTTTCGGCACACCGTGCAGCACATCCGCGCCGCCGCGCTCCTGCATGGCGTTAATCAGCACCGAGCACAAGTTCTCGCCGGATTCGGCACCGAGGACGTATTCGACGTAGATCCAGCCGCTAGTGTGGTCGGTGATTTCGTAGCTCCAGACGCGGTCGTGGGCGATACGCGCCAAATTTTTTGGCTTGTTCTTGTAGAACTCAGCGCTGTCCATCACCTGCAGGCCGGTGGTTTTCTTGCCGTTCTGCAGGTAGTAGAGGGTGCAGAGTGAGGCATCGACCAGCCAAACGTGGTTAGGATGCAAGCTGGCCAACCGGGTGCTGGGCTCTGGTGCCATCAACTGGTCGGGATGTACACCGTAGGCCCGCATGGCGCGAATAATGGCGCTTTCCGATAATGGACGAACTTCGCCCGTGTTTTCATCAATGGCTTCGGCTGAAATCATGCCGTTGGCCCGCAGCTCTGCCACCGCGTCGGCGACTGCATACAGGCGCTTGCCGTTCTTGCGGGTAGATTCAGTCAGCAGTGCGGAGATCATCATGGCATCCTCGCGCGTCAGCGCACTGGTGCCCGCATCCGTGCGGCGTTTGCGTGTGTCTGTCATCGCGACCTCCTTGATTTTTCGTAACAGCGTTGCGCGGGATATACCCAGCTCAACGCAGGCCTTTTCATAGATAGCGCCGCGCTCACCGTGCCCGGCATTGCGGGCAGCCTGCGCTATCGCAACCAGTCGTTCGGTCAGGGCTGCGCTCATATCACATCACCGTTGCGTTGTTGTTATCGTTATCCGGCAGGTCAACCCAGTCCGGCCGGTCATTGCCGGTGGGGGCTGACTCCAGGTCATAGGTATCGCGCAACTGGTTGACCGCGCGTTCGACCTGACACAGCAGACCTGCCATAAAATCGTATGGCGGATCGACCTCATGGTCTGAGCAGTGAGTGGTGAGAACAGAGAAAGCCTCGCGCAGCTTGCCGCTCAAGACGGCCTCTGCCTCATAGGCGATGGCACTGACTTCTTTACGCAGCTTTTCAGCTTCGACGTCCGGTGCAGGCGGCTTGATCTTCGACTGTTTCTGCAGCTTGGTAGTCAGGTCGTCAATTTTGGTGTTCTTGTCGGACAACACGCGGCGCTGGGCGTCGGCATCTTCGCGCGCTTCACGCAGTGCGGCTTTCAGCTCGCGGCTGGTCATGCGGTCGATATCGTCAATATCCAGACCAGCAATGGTGCCGCCTTCGGCGAGCGCTACCAGCTCGTCATCGTCTTCGGTCATCAACTCGAACAGCTTGGTCTTGCCCAAATGCGCAAGCGCCTGCGCTTTTGACTCCAGTTTTGGCGATAAATATTTGAGGGATGCCTGCATCATGACCTGCGCTGTGCGCTTCGAGAGCGCCAGCTGGGATTCAATGATGTCGGTGAAATCGCCGTGCGGTTCGTTCTCCTTGAGAATGACCAGGCGCTTACCCGCTTCCAACATGGCTTCGGCACTTTGCGCCATATAGAACTTGGTCTCATGCACAATACGAGAGCGCTCATACGGCAGGCCTTCGCCAAATTGTTCCATGATCTGCTGCTGGTGTAGTGCCATCTGGTTTTGATTTTCGCTCAGGTCAGCAGGTAAAAAGGTGTCGCTTACCATTGGTGCCGGTTCGTTTTTAGGTCTGGCCATTTGTCTCTATCTCCTAACGTGTTCCAGCCATGATGCGCTGGGTGGTTTCATTCATGCGGGCCTGCATGCGGGACATGTGCTCGGCGTGAGCCGTGGCGATCTGCAACATTTGGATGCTGTGCGCGTAGCGGCCGTTGTCGAGTTGAATTACAAGGCCGACGTCCACCAGGGTGGCTAAGTCGCGGCTGATGTTGGCCGGTGAGACGTTCAACGCCTTGGCCAGCTCGCCGTTTGACAGGCCAGTCATCGTGTAGCCTTTGAGGGCAATCAGCACACGCAACGTGCGAGTTGCCGATGATGAGGTGCCGGGTTTCTTGCTCATGCTTTACTCCACATTACCGAGAATGCCAGGGGTGACTTCCCCGCCAATTGCGACAGACAGGTCTCGCAAAATCTTGTACGTCAGCCTGCCTCGCGGTAGCTCTTTTTTACCGGCCCAACGGCTCACCGCCTGAGTGACAGTGCGCGGCTCGTAACCCGCACCAAGCGCGAACTGGCGAAAGTTACTACCACGCTCAATCAGACGAGCCTGAATCTGTCGTTTGTTCATAGCTTGGTTGTTCCTATTGGGTTATTGTGTAAACATTACGAATAAGCGTACTTATTCGGAACAAATAAATCAAGTGAGTTTTATGCAATATGAATAAAAACAGTGTGGACGCGGTCTTGGCGCGCTTAATGGAACTACTTGGAGCCGGAAACGATAGTGAGCTGGCCCGGATGTTAGATGTAAATCGGCAAACCCTTGCAAGCTGGAGAAAGCGCGATTCTATACCTTATTCAATTTGCATAAGCCTGTCTGAAGAGCGGGGATATTCGCTAGATTGGCTACTTACAGGTCGTGGGCAGGCTATGCTTGATAAGCAAGCTCCAGCAAATGCAGATGTGATCTTTTCCCGTTCTGACCTGACATTGTTGGAACTGATGAACCAGTTAGATCCTGAAGTAAGGAAAGATTTAATGCGAAGCGCTGAGGAAAAACAGCGAATGATCGAACTTGAGAAAAAAGTAAACGAGCTCTCTTCTGAACTTCAGAAGAAAAAAAATGCGAGCTAATTTGTTCTCATTGGGAACGGTTTATTCGTTTTGGTTGATATTGGATGGGTAGACATGAGCAACTCGAAATTGAAATATGTAAAATTGCTTCTCATATGTACTGGCTTGGTAGGTATTTCTACTTCACATGCAGACGAAAAGTCATTGCGGACTGAATCTCGTGAGCAGATGAAAAACCTGTTGTTAAGTACTCTTAAGGACCCATACTCCGCAGACATTAAAGTGATAAAGGAATTCCCGGCTACCGGAGAAATCAAGATGCTTTGCGGCTTAGTGAATGCTAAAAATGGGTATGGTGGATATAACGGGTTTGAGAAGTTTTATATCCGTGATAATGAAGTGACCTATGTGGCAAAAGATGGGGCTTTTGAATTCATTACTAATTTGGCTTGGGACGTCTGTGAGTATGCGGTTCAGAAATAACGGCGCATTTAGCGCCGTTCTATCACCAATTTCTAATAACGAGCTCTTTCTGTCGCGATGCCGATCTGCCAACACCCTGCAAAGTGTAATGAATGCTAACGCTCTCCATATGAAGCCCCGAAAAAACTGCCCGCATTTCAGGGGTATCGTTCACTGAGATCAGCATTTTGCCCGCCATCGACCTGGCTAACTCAGCCATCACCACGTAGTTCTCGAACTCAAAATCGACGCCATAGCCCTCGGTCTGCCAGTAAGGTGGGTCGCAGTAAAACAGCGTATGCGGCCGGTCATAGCGCTGGATACATTTGGCCCAGTCCATGTGCTCAATACAGGTACGCGCCAGCCGCATATGGGCCTGTGACAAATCCTCCTCAATCCGCAGCAGATTAAATCGTGGAGGCGACGTAGTTGCCGTGCCGAAGGTTTGCCCCTCGACCTTACCGCCGAACGCCTGCTTCTGCAGGTAGTAAAATCGTGCAGCGCGCTGAATGTCTGTCAGCGTTACCTCTGGCGTGATCTGCAACCATTCGAACATCTGCCGACTCACCAGCGCCCACTTGAACTGCTGAATGAACGCTTCCAGGTGGTGCTGGATCACCCGATACAGATTCACCAGTTCGCCATTGATGTCGTTGATCACTTCGACCTTGCTGGGTGTTTTCAAGAAGTACAGTGCAGCCGCGCCGCAGAATGGCTCAACATAGCAGGTGTGTTCGGGAAACTGAGGCAAGATTTTTTTTGCCAGGCGGCGTTTGCCACCCACCCAAGGTATGATCGGGGTCGATTTCATAAACTGTAAGCCTTTTTCATATGATGAAAATGCAGTAGGCTTAATCTGTCTCGCGAGACGGACTGAGCCCTGGGTCGACTCACAGGTCTAAGCTGTGGTGTTGATGGCCTGCCGGGTGTTCCACCACCTGACAGGCCGCTCTTTCTCTCTTCGGGAGTATTGTTGTCTGGCCACTACCTGATTGTAATTTGCCCTAGGACAGAGAATTAGAGGCTCGTATGTCGAAAGATGAAGAAAAACTGCATGTATTACAGCAACGTCTGGATAAATTGGAGGTAAGTCTGACAGATTTTCAAATTAGTCACGAGATTCACCAGGCAATGATTACTTGTTTGCTTCTTGCCCAGCCTGAGCCAGAAAAAATAGATGCAATTTGGCGAAAGCTCGGTGGCACTCTAGGTATTGATATTTTGGAGCGCTATTCGTCATATTTTTCTGAGCATCCTCATATGGAGCATCTAATTAATAAATTTACGGGTTCAAGCGTGACATTCTGGAAGTCTATTTTAGATCAATGCATTGAAATTAGGCGGCCTTCTTCATCAAATGATAGCAATCCTTCTGTGGCAGATTGAATAAACTATCCATGATTTATGCGGGCGATGAGCTTGACATAGTCCGCATCATCAATTGTCCTTCCATCAAGCGCATCACGTAAGTCGGTTTTCATCTCTGGTGTAAAATAGCTTAAAAAAATGTCACTTGAATCACATGTGTTTATGCGTTGGATTAGGTTTGCATCCGCGTCGTGATATGGGTTTTGATGGGGTTTTGATAACATTTTATTTTCCTGGGCATGGTATATAGATAGGTTATAAACAGCCTCTATTTTGGTTCTGCCTACGCATTGTATAATCTGCCCTAGGGCAAATTACTCCTCCTCCAAGTTAACACATACTCCCCCTACACTCATTTGCCCTCAGGCAGAACAAATCAGTAGGGAAAAAATCATGTCACTATTTCACAAAGTCCGTCACCAGCGCCTGCGCAACTGGATCATCCTCGCCGTCGTTCTGCTGGTCGCCATCGCTATCGTTTCGCCGATGCAGCTCGGCGTCACGCTGTACAAATTATCGCTGGTGTCTATCGCCGCCATCCTCGGTTATCACCTCGACCGCGCACTATTCCCGTATGCCAGTCCCGGCAGCTACCTAATCGACGACTGGAAAAATACCCTGGGTAAACCGCCGGTCCCATCTGGACGCAACGAACCGGAGTTCCCTGTCGCGACCGGCTACGAGCTGGTGTTCGCTGCCGTGCTGCTGCGCCGAGCGCTGATTGTTTCCGCCATCTGTATCGGCGTCACGATGGGGTTATAAGCATGCGATGCCTGTTATCTGGTCTGTTTCTGCTGCTCAGTGCTTGCCACCCGGTAGCCGCTGCCATCCCTGAGGATGCGCGGCAATATCAGCGCGAATTGACCCGCAACGCCCGCGTGGTCTGGGGGCTGGATGCGCCGGTGGCGACGTTCGCCGGTCAAATCCATCAGGAGTCGACCTGGCGCGCCACGGCAAAATCGCCCGTTGGCGCACTTGGGTTGGCGCAGTTTATGCCTGCGACGGCGGGCTGGATTGCGGGCATCTACCCCAAAAGCCTCGGCGACAATCAGCCGTTAAACCCGGCCTGGGCGATGCGGGCGCTGGTGACCTATGACCGTTGGCACTATGACCGTATCACTGCAGCGACCGAATGCGACCGCTGGGCCTACGTCCTATCCGCCTATAACGGCGGACTGGGCTGGGTGCAGCGTGACCGCAAGCAGGCGGCTTCGCGCGGCCTTGACGCCGGTCGATATTGGAACGTGGTCGAGAGCGTGAACGCCGGGCGTTCCAGCGCCAATTTCCGTGAGAACCGGGGCTACCCGGTTCGCATCATTTACACGTGGCAACCGCTCTATGAGCGGGCTGGCTGGGGCTCGGGGGTCTGTCATGAGTGACTGGCTGAAATTCATTGCTCGTTATGCCGTCTGGGGCGTGATCGTTTGGGGGGGATTCGAGGCTGGCCACAAGCAAGGGATGGCAGATGCGCGCCTGGAATGTTCCCGAGGCCAGACTCAGCAAGCCGCCGATGCCCTCAACCAGTTTATTGCCGGTACTAAAGCGCTGACAGCCCAGGCCAATGCCGCCAGCCAGCAGTTGGCGCAGCAGATCGCTGACCGCGCGGCTGCCGATGACCAATCCACTCGGGAGATCCGCGATGCCCTCAAAAAAACCGCATCTGGCCGCGCTAATTGTGTGTTTGACGCTGACGTCATGCAGCAACTCGCCGCCGCCCAGCAGCGTGCTGCTGCCGCCACAACAAACGGTATTACCGGCCGAACTGGCGGTACGGTGCCCGCCACCGGCGCTGCCGGACGATAACAGCGCCGACGCCGCCGTCGTCGCGCTGAAAACGGTTTACGACCAGTACGGCGTCTGCGCCGGTCGGCTGGCCAATATTATTCAATGTGTTCAAGGGGGTAGTTGTGGCAATTAATGAATTGAGGTTCGACTGGGCATTTCTGCAATGGGCAGTGATGGCCGTCGTCGGCGTATATACCTGGCTGATTGGCCGTCAATCGGCCAGCCAGAAAGAGCTGCTGGAGTTGCGCACCCGCATCACCACGCTGGAAGCGCAGGTGAAACAGGTACCGACCCAGTCGCAGATCACCGAACTCATCAGCAAGCTGAGCCGCGCTGAGGCACAGATGCATGGGATGCAAGAGCAGATGGCCGCGACCTATCGGCGAACCGAGAACATCGAAGCCTATCTGCTGCAGAAGAAATAACGGAGGACACCATGAGTTTTGCCGACTTCCTGCGCGAAGACCAGCGCCTGGTCATGTTGCGCTTTCTGGCCGAGATGCCGAGCTACAGCTCCAACAGTTCGGTGATTTACCAGGCGTTGACGCGCTATGGCCATGCTCCGAGCCGTGACCAGGTCAAGACCGAGTTACGTTGGCTCGAGGAGCAAGGGTTGGTGCGTATCGACGATATCGAGACCGTGCTGGTCGCACGCCTCACCGAGCGCGGTGCCGATGTCGCTGCCGGTCGCGCCATTGTCCACGGTGTCAAACGCCCTGGCGCGGGAGGCTGAGATGGGCCGTAAATCGACCATTCACAAGTTGCCGACCGACGTTCGGGCGCATATCGAACGCCGCTTGCGTGAAGACCAGCTGACGCTGGATGAGCTGCTGGAGGATATTCGCCAGCACTTCCCTGATACGGATGAAACCCCGAGTCGCAGCGCGCTGGGCCGCTATAAACAATCATTCGGCGAGATGGTCAGCCGCATGCGCGAGCAGGACCAGATGGCACGCCTGCTGGTGAGCGAGCTGGGCGAAAACCCGGACGACCGCGCGGGGGCGCTGATGGTTCAGGCCGTCACCACCTTGACCACCCATGCCGCATTCACAGCGCAGCAAGAAGCCGATCCAGATATCGATACCGTGCGTCACCTGGCACGCGCGGCTAAAGATGTTCTGCAGTCCCGTAAGGCCAGCCTCGACGAGCGTCGAGAAATTGAGCGCGCCGCCCGCGAGCGTCTGTTGAAAGAGCAGGAAGAGAACCTGCAGGAAACCGCCCGCGCCCAGGGCTTGAGCGAAGACCAGGTGCAGTTCTGGCGTGAGCGCGTATTGGGGATCAAGTGATGAAACCGTTAGCCTCCACGGTCCGTACCGTTGAATGGGACGAGTTACCCGCCCGCGCCCGTGACATCCCGTTTGCCTTCAACCCGTTCGAGGACGGTGTTTTGATGGCGCACCAGGCTGAATGCCTGAGTTATGACGTGTCCATTCTGGCTATCCCGAAAGGCCGTCGAACCGGCATCACGTTCGCCTGGGGGCTCAACTCCACGCTGATTGCCGGTGCGCAGAAAGCTGCTGGCGGCGATAACGTCTACTACATCGGCGACACCAAAGAGAAAGGCCTGGAGTTTATCGGCTACGTGGCCAAATTCGCCCGCGTGATTGCCGCACAACAAGCACAAGAGGTTTCGGCGATCGAGGAGTTCTTGTTCGAGGACCAGGACGACAAGGGCAACACCCGCATGATAACGGCCTACCGCGTGCGATTCGCTAGCGGTTTCCAGGTGGCCGCTCTGTCCTCACGCCCGGCCAACATCCGTGGCCTGCAGGGTGTGGTCGTCATCGATGAGGCGGCATTCCACCAGGATGTCCAGGGCGTGCTGGATGCTGCAACTGCGTTGCTGATCTGGGGGGGGCGAATCGTCATCATCAGTTCACATAACGGCAAAAATAACCCGTTCAATCAGTTCTGTACCGACATTGAGGCCGGGCGCTATGGCAATGATGCGGCGGTGTTTACCGTCACGTTCGATGATGCCGTGGCCAACGGCCTCTACGAGCGTGTCTGTGCGATGAAGGGTGAGACCGCCACGATTGAGGGGAAGAAAGCGTGGTACAGCCGTATACGCAACGCCTATGGCCCGCGCAAAGCGGCGATGCGCGAGGAGCTGGATGCCATCCCGCGCGACGGAAACGGCGTATGTATTCCCGGCGTCTGGATCGAACGAGCAATGCCCGACGAGCGGCCGGTGCTGCGCCTGGCACTGGATGACGACTTTATTAACAAGACCGAGGTTGAGCGCGAATCATGGGGTAATGCCTGGATTGAAGAGTATCTGCAGCCGGTCATGGCCGAGTGCCTGAACCCGCAGTTGCGGCATGTGTTCGGTATGGACTTTGCCCGCCACCGCCACTTCTCGGTGATCTGGCCGGTTGAAATCACCGAACAGCTGCGCCGCGTCGTACCGTTCGCCATCGAACTGAACAATGTCCCGTCCGGCCTGCAGCAGCAAATCCTGTTCTGGTTCATCAAAAATCTGCCGCGTCAGTCTGGCGGCGCAATGGATGCTACCGGCCCCGGCATGGTGCTGGCCGAGTACACCGCAGACCATTTTGGCCGCCCGCGCATCGCCGAAATCACGCTGAACCGCAAATGGTACGGGGTATGGATGCCCAAGTTCACCGAGCTGTTCGAGGACAACATGATCGAGCTGCCGCGCGACGAGAACATCGCCCAGGATTTGCGGACAGTAGAAACCGTCGACGGCATTCAGATGGTGACGGCGCTGGAACGCAAAGACCTGAAAGACCCGGAGCTGGTGCGCCACGGTGACTCGGCGATTGCCGGTTGCCTGGGCAACTATGCTGCGCTCAACCTGGCGGCGGAGATCACTTTTGAATCCACCGGCGCACGGCCGGTTTATCAGGTGCTGTCGGGCTATGGCTCTACAGGAGGCGGCGAGTTGACGGATACCGGCTTCGGTACGGTGCGCGGATTGAATGACTTTGGAGGATTTATATGAGCCGTAAAAACCGACGCCGTCCAGGCCAGGCAACGCCTGCCATGCCGCGTCCGCAACTGGGTCAGGAGTTTGCGTCCACCGGCGACGGCCGCGACATTACCCGCCCGTGGGTCGGTGCGTTGGCGCTCGCAGAGGACAGCGTTCTGCAGAGTCGCGGTGCGCCAGACCTCAAAATTTACCGTGAGGTACTGAGCGACGAGGAGGTAAAGTCCGCGTTCACCCAGCGCCAGGATGCGTTGATCTCCCGCGAGATTAAGGTCGAAGCCGGTGGTGAACGGCCGATTGATATCGAAGCCGCCGACGCCATGCGCCAGCAGATTGATAGTCTGGGCTTTGACCGCATCACCCGTCTGATGCACTACGGCGTGTTTTACGGCTATGCGGTTGCCGAACTGATTTACGGGGTCCGCGACAACCTGTTGTGGTTCGACGAGATCAAGGTTCGTGACCGTCGGCGCTTCCGCTTCAGCCCGACAGGCGAGCTGCGGTTGCTGACACCGCAGAATATGACTGTCGGTGAGGCGTGCCCGGCACCGTACTTCTGGTCGTTCGCGACCGGCGCTGACCACGACGACGAACCCTACGGCATGGGCCTGGCGCACTGGCTCTACTGGCCCACGTTCTTCAAACGTAACGACATCAAGTTCTGGCTGATCTTCCTGGACAAGTTCGGTATGCCGACCGTCGCGGGCAAGCACCCGGAGGGCGCGACACCAGAGCAGAAACGTAACCTGTTGGCGCTGACGCGCGCCATCTCGACTGACAGCGGTGTCATCATGCCGGAGGGCATGGCGATAGAAATGCTGGGCGCGTCGCGCTCGGGCGCTGCCGATTACCAGGCGATGTATAACGCCATGAATGAGGCCATCCGACGTGTGGTGGTCGGACAGATTTCCAGCTCCGGCGGCGCGTCAAAAGGCATTGGCGGCGACGAGTCTCTGCAGGACAAAATCCTCACGTCGATCGCCAAATCCGATGCGGATGTGATCTGCGAATCGTGGAACCGTGGTCCGGGCAGATGGCTGACCGAGTTCAATTTCCCCGGTGCTGCCGTGCCTATTGTCTCCCGCGTGTTTGATGATCCAGAAGACCTGGCAGCGCGCGCAGAGCGTGACAAATCCATCAGTGAAACCACCGGGTTCCGCCCAACGCTGGCAAGCACCCAGGAAACCTATGGCGGCGAGTGGGAGCCGAAACCGGCTGTTGAAACGCCACTCTCCGCAGGTGCGAAAGCCAACGTCGAATTCGCTGAACACAGCCATCAACCTGACGCTCCGGCCGCGATGGCCAACCGTCTAAATCGTGAGTTGGCACCGACCACCGATGGCTGGATGGCGCAGCTGCAGCAGTTGGTCGATAATGCCGAGTCACTGGAGGCGCTGCGCGACGGCCTGGATAAACTACTGCCGGACATGGACCTGGAACAGTACGCCGAGGTGATGGCACAGGCGATGTCTGCCGCCGCGCTGGCGGGTCGCTATGAATTGCTGGAGGAAATGAATGACCGGTAATGTTGCCTACGGCTCGCTGCCGTTCCGCGAGCAGATTGCCTTTTTCCAACGCAAGCTTAATACCAAAACCGATGCCTGGACGGATGTTTACGGTGCCGAGCATGACAACGAGTTTATGGTGGCCGGGGCCAATCGCGACGATCTGCTGGCGGACTTTCGCCAGGCGATTGAACGCGCCATCGCCGACGGGCGCACGCTGGCCGACTTCCGTAAGGACTTTGCCAGCATCGTTGCGCGTTACGGCTGGAGCTACAAAGGCGGCTTTGAATGGCGCTCCCGCGTCATTTACGAAACCAATCTCCGGTCATCGTATATGGCAGGTCGCTTCCAGCAACTGATGGCCATGCGGGATTCCCACCCCTACTGGGAGTACGTCCATAGCGACGTCGTCGAGGAGCCGCGCGAAGAGCATCTGGCTTGGAACGGTATGGTGCTGCGCTGGGACGACCCTTGGTGGGTGTATCATTTCCCGATCAACGCCTGGGGTTGTCAGTGCAGCGTGATTGCCCGCACGGAGGACGACCTTAAACGCATGGGGAAAGCCGGGCCGGATACTGCACCGACCATCAAGTTCGTGCAGCGCACCATCGGGCAACGCAGCCCAGGCGGGCCGCGCACGGTGTTTGTGCCCGAGGGCATTGACCCCGGCTTCGAGCATACGCCGGGCCGCAGCAAATATTTCAGCCAGGTGCCATCACCACGAGACGGTTCACCCACTGCGCCTGCAGCACCCAATGAAACGCCGCCAGCGCCGCCGCTATCTTCGCCACGTCCAGCGCGTGATCCAGCTTCAACAGGGAATGGTCCAGAGGCATTTCTCAATATCTTTGGCGCGACAACTACACAGCCTGTTGCCTTCCGTGATGCCGCTGGCCAGCGTATCGCCATCGGTGCCGAGATGTTTGCTGCCCGTGACGGCGCGGGCCAGATAAATGATGCTGCAGACCAACTGCTGCTGTTGGCGCAGGCTATCCAGGTTCCCGATGAAATATGGGCACAAGTGGTCTGGCAACCCGGCATGGATCAAGCGGTGGTTCACCGTCGGTACCTGGCGCGTGTTGAGGTTGCTGGCCAGCCTGATCCGGTGTCGGTGATATTCGAGACCGGCACTGACGGCTGGGCCGGAAATGTCTCCACCGACGATGCCCTGCTGCAGTCAATGCGCCAGGGCGTGATGCTGTATCAGCGAGGAGACGAGTGATGGCCGGTGCAACGCTGACGTTTGACTATCAGGATGCGCTGAATACGCTGCTCAGCACCCAGGCGGCGCTGGCTGACCCCGCGCCGTTGCTGGCTGGTATGGGCGAGAAGCTGCTGGAGTTTCACCAGCAACGGTTCAGAGAGCAAAAGTCCCCGGACGGGGAGCCCTGGACGGATCTATCGCCGCGTTACAAAAAGCGCAAGCGCAAAAACAAGGACAAAATCCTGACCTTGGATGGCCCACTGCGTAACACGCTACGGTGGCAGGTCAACGCCGAGGAGCTGTTGTTCGGTACCGACCGGGTGTACGGTGCCATCCACCAGTTTGGAGGCACTATAGAAATCGCTGCGCGGAGCCAGCAGGCGTACTATCGGCAGAAGAAGAACGGCAAGGTCGATAACCGGTTCTTTCGCAAATCGAAGTCCAATCTGGCCAAGTGGCATACTCTCCCGGCGCACACGGTCACCATTCCGGCCCGCCCCTGGTTGGGGGTATCTGCCGAGCAAGGTGATCGCCTGGTCGAATTGGCGAAGAATTACCTGCAACGGCAATTAAATCCGTGACCGCCGCAAACGCGCTGTAACGGCCTCAGAGACGTTCTGTGGCATGATGGCACCAATCCTGTTGCCGAGCCGTATTATAATACGTTCTAATACGGCTATCGGCGCAGTTCATCTCCCGCGCTAACCCCGACTTTCGCTTCCACCCCATTATTATCTGTCCGAGGGCAGATTACCCCCGTGCTGCAATTCGCCATTATCACTCCGTAACGTTCTTGCACGTCTGACGGATGATAACGATGACCACCCAAACCTCTACCGCCACACTCGCTGTTTTTGCGCCAGGTACCCATACCGCGATGGATGGGCGCACCATGACGCTAACGGCCGAAGACTGCATCGACATGGCCAACAGCTATGATCCGACCCTGTCTGAAGCCCCTTTTGTGATCGGGCATCCCAAACTGACCGCGCCGTCCTACGGCTGGTCTCGCCGTTTCGAGTATCGCGACGGTTTCTTGTATACCGAGCCGCACCAGGTGAACCCGGCGTTTGCCGAAGCTTTCAATGCGGGCAGCTACAAAAAACGTTCGCTGTCGTTTTACCTTCCGAACACACCAGGCAACCCTAAGCCGGGCCACTTTTATCCGCGCCACGTTGGCTTCCTGGGGGCTGTTCCTCCCGGCGTAAAAGGCTTGCCGGATGCCGAGTTCGCAGAATATGCCGAAGGTGACGATGCCCCGGTGTCGTTCGCCATTCCTTGGGAAACCGAAGTCCTGACCGACTTATTGCGCGGTGTGCGTGATTACATCGTGGAAAAAGATGGCGCTGAACGTGCCGACCAACTGATGCCGCAGTGGCGTCTGCGAACCCTCGAAGAGATCGCAGCCAATGCGGTGGATGACTCTCGTATCTCACCATTGGCGTATGCCGAGGAGACCAATGTGGACCCGAACAAAAAGACCCCCGTTACGGCGGAGACACTCGCCCAGCGCGAAACAGAGCTGGCAGAGCGTGAAGCCAAATTACGCAAAGATGAAGAAGCTGCGAAGGAACGCGAAGCGAAAGCACGTCGCGAAGCGATCGTCAGCTATGCCGATGGCCTGGTGAAAGCCGGTTCCATTCTGCCGCGCCAAAAAACGGGTGTGGTTGAGGTTCTGCTCAGCCTGGACAGCGCGCCACTGTCTTTCGCTGACGGTGAAACCACGGTGAACAAAACGCCGGAAGAGCTGCTGCGCGATGTGCTGAATGAAAAGCCCAAGGTGGTAGATTTCAGCGAGAAAACGCGTCAGGAAGACGGTGCCGCGCTGGATTTTGCCGACGTTACCGTCGTGGCAGACGCCGCCAACGCCTATGTCGCTGAACAGGCACAAAAGGGTCGCACGGTTTCCTATACCGATGCCGTCAATTACGTGAAGAAAGGAGCTCAGCAATGAATATTCCGGTTCTGATCACCGCGCACAAGGTAGAGGCAGCAACGCTGCCGCGCCAGTTGGTCATGCACGGTACCGTGGATGACGAAATCACCCCGGCCGTTGACGGCAGCAAACTCATCATCGGTGTCACCAGCGCTATCGGCAACGATATCGGTGAAGCGGCGGACGTGATCCGCTCCGGCCTGGCGATTGTTCGTTATGGCGCTGACGTCACCGTCGGGCAACCGCTGACGGCCGATGACGAAGGCCGTGCCGTTCCTGCTGCTGCGGGTAACTTCTACATCGGTTTTGCTGAATACGCCGGTGCGGAAGACGACCTCGGTTCGGTGTGGATTGCGCCCGGTCAACTGGCGGCGGCCCCTGCGGGCGGTTAACCCGGCTTAGCCCGAAGATTTTTCGCCGGGTAACACCGGCATCTAATCCCTTTTTTGGAGAGTGACAGTATGTCAAAAGCACCGTTTCCTATTGACCCGCACCTGACGGCCATCGCCATCGCGTACCGCAACACCAGCATGATCGCCGATGACGTTTTGCCTCGCGTCCCGGTCGGTAAAGCTGAGTTCAAGTGGTGGAAGTACGACCTCGGTCAGGGCTTTACCGTACCGAACACCAACGTGGGTCGCACTTCGCAGCCCAACCAGGTCGAATTCAATGCGGAAGAAGAAACCTCGTCGACCAACGATTATGGCCTGGATGCGCCGGTGCCGCAGTCGGACATTGATAATGCGCCGGCGAATTACGATCCATTGGGGCGTGCTGCAGAGCGCACCTCCGATTTGATCCTGCTGGACCGTGAAGTGCGTACCAGTAAAGAAGTCTTCAACGCAGCGAACTATGCGACCGGTAATAAGGAAACGTTGGCTACCGCTGACCAGTGGAGCAACGACACCAGCAAGCCAATCAAGAAAATTACCACTGCGCTCGACAAGATGATCATGCGCCCGAACGTGGCCGTGTTTGGCCGTGCAACGGCAACCGCATTGCGGCAGAACCCGTCGGTAGTGAAGGCGTACAACGGCACGATGGGCGAAGACGGCCTGGTGCCACTGCAGTTCCTGCGCGACCTGCTTGAACTGGACGACATTCTGATCGGCAGTGCGTTCGTCAACATTGCCCGCCCTGGTCAAAAGCCGGTGCTGGTACGTGCCTGGGCGAACCATGCCGCGTTCATCTACCGCAACAAGCTGGCGGATACCCAGGGTGGCGTCACCTTTGGCTTTACCGCGCAATTCGGCAACCGCGTATCCGGCTCTATTCCCGATCCGGATATGGGGTTGACCGGCGGACAGCGCGTGCGGGTGGGCGAACGTGTTCGCGAGCTGATTGTGGCGCCTGACTGCGGCTATTTCTTCCAGAACGCCGTCGCAGTTGCGTAAGCCCATTCGGTTTGCATCGATACGCATGGCCAGTTTGAACGCTGGCCATGCGGGAGAGTGGTTTTGAGGAAGAGAGTTATGGCTCTGACCTGGTACATCTCGCTGGCTGAATTAGCGGAGCGCCCCGGCGCGGTTGAGTTGTCTCAAACGTTCGCCGGGATGGGGAAACCCATGCCGCGCCCGGAAATATTGGATGCGCTGCTGCGCGGCGAGGAGACGTCGTCCTGGCCACCGGCCGAGGTGGAAGTCGCACTGGCTGCAGTAGCGAAGATCGGCGATGCCGTTGAGGAGACCCAGGGGCTGGTTGATGGCTACCTGCTAAAACGCGGTTATAAGCTGCCGCTCGCGAAGGTGCCGTCGATCCTGACCGGTTGGGCGCGCGCCATCACCCGGTACAAGCTGCATTCGCACCGCGTGTCCGAAGAGAAAACCGATCCGATTGTCCGTGACTACCGCGATGCGCTGAAGTTCCTGGAACAGGTGGCCGCCGGTAAGTTCAGCCTCGGGCTCGGGGATTCGCTGCCCGCTGCAGGTGGTACCCCGCAAATCACCGGACCGGGCCGCACCTTCAGCATGGACACATTACGGGACTACGGCAAATGAGCAGCGGACCGTTCGATATCAACCTGGTCGTCGCGCGGCTGCAGGAGCTCGACCCACAGCCATTCAGCCAAATCGGCACCATCGTCGAGTACAGCAAAGTCACCGACCTGTCGGGGTTTGCGATGCCGGGTGCGTATGTGTTGATGGGGCCAGAGCGCGGCATTCCGGGTAACGGTGCCCGCGCTCAGATGGCCGAGGCAGTGATCGGGATTGCGATATCCGTGCGCAATTATGGAATGGGTGCTGAGGGGCTGACCCATGAGGTTAATCCACTCATCGGGCAAGTTCGCGACCACCTGATTGGCTGGCGTCCGACGCCCGCCAGTGCCACGGGTATGCAGTGGTTGCGCGGTGATGTCCTGGATTTTGATGGCGGAATGCTGCTCTGGATGGACACGTTCCAGGTTCAACATGTGATCGGGGGGCGACGATGCCTGAAGTGAAACTCCTGCAGCCGCATACCCACGCGGGTAAAGCCGTTGCAGCCGGTGAAACTATCACCGTAACCGACGCCGAGGCCGACTGGCTCCGGGGTCAAAAAATTATCGAGGTGGCATTACCTGTCGTGAACAACGACAACCAGGGTGGTCGCCGTAACAACAAACTGGAGGCGGATAATGGCGCAGCAAGTTGAAACCTATTACTACGGCCAGGGCAAGGTATTCCTCGCTCGCCGTTTACCGAACGGCCGCCCGGGAGCCTGGCGCTGGATTGGTGACGTATCCGCACTGGCGCTCGCGCTGACCGTGGAAAAATTGTCGCACAAGGAGTCGTACTCCGGTCAACGCACCACGGTGCGCAGCTTCCCAACCAGTAAAGATGGCACCGTGACCAGTACCTGGCATGAGCTGTCAGCGGAGAACCTGTCCATCGTACTGTACGGCGATCGGGTAACTATTCCCGGCGGCACTGTCACGGCGGAACTGCTGCCCGCCGGTATCACTGCAGGTGAGCGTTATTCCCTGGCCCATCAGCGCATCAGTGATGTTGTGATCGGCACGTTGGTTGAAGGCACGGATTATGAAGTGGACTACACCTACGGTGCCATTTTGTTCCTGACCGACCAAACCACCGCACCGTCGGTCAACTACAAGTACGCCAGCAGCGTTAACACCACGCTGTTTACCTCACAGCCGGAGAATCTCGCGTTGCGATTTGAGGGGATCAACCTGGCTGAAGGCGGCGCGGCAAAAATCCTGGAGCTGTACAAGCTGTCGTTCGACCCGGTTTCAACGCTGGCATTGATCCAGGGCGACACTTCACTGGCCGGTCTGGAGACCACTGCCGGGGTACTGTTCGATAACGCCCAACCTGCAGATCCAACGCTGGGTCGGTTTGGCCGTGTCATCGATGTCGGGGAGCCGGTTGCATGAAAAAGGCAGCACCCAAACCGGCTGCAGAGCCGGAAAACGACCTGGACGTGTTGCTGTCTACCCGCGATATCACTATCGCGGGCAAACCCATCACCGTCCGCGAGGTAACCCTGGTCGATTCGCTGGTGCTGCATGACTCACTGGCACCGATGGTGGCCAGCCTGGCCGACGTCATGCAGACCGAATACCCACGGTTTGAGGAGGTACAGCAGGTGCTGGCTAAACATGCCACCGTGCTGCCGGTGCTGATCGCCCATTGTACTGACCAGTCGGTTGAGTGGGTTCAGACATTGCCGGGGAGTGAGGGGCTGGCGCTGATGGACTGGTGGTGGGCTGTGAATCGGCGTTTTTTTATGGGCGCTGCCACCCGCATCCTGCAGCTGCAACTGGCCAGGGCGAAGACACTGTCGGATTCGGCTGCATCTTCGCAACCCTCATCCGGGCAGGCCACAACCCAGACCGCCTCGGACAGTACACCGCCCGCCAGTTGACACTCTACTACCGGGAGGCGCTGCAGTTGCAAAAGCAAGACAGTATCCACCGGATATTGGATGTGATTGCCGGGCACGCCGGTGGCCAAGCGGCGACAACACGAATCAATGCCCTGAAATAATCGGGGCATCTCTCTTCTTTATATAGGGTGCTGTTATGGCTGCAGGAAACTCTACCCTCAATCTGGCGCTACGCATTACCGCCGATCTGAACGATGCCAAACAGGCGCTCGGAACCCTCACCAGCGATATCACCGCGACCGGTAACGCCGCTGACAACAGCAGCCGGAAATGGGCTGACCATGCCAATGCCGTGGAAGGCGCTGCAGCTGCAGCGCGTGAGCATGCCCAGGCAGAAAAAAGCGCTGCTGATTCTACGCGAGCGACCGGCGATGTCGCACAGCAAACGGCAGAAAGTTACCACGGATATCAGCGCGCGCTGAACCAAACCCGTGAAGCAGCCAACGCCGCGCAAAACACCATCGAAGACCTGACGACTGACCTGGCAACCCAACAGGCGGCATTGGCCGCATTGGTCGGCCGCATTGATCCAGTGGTCGGTGCCTATGAACGCCTGGATGCGATGGAGGAGCAGCTCAAGGGCTTTAATGCAGCTGGGCTGCTTCCGGGTGAAGAGCTCGACTTGTATGCCGCCAAAGTCGACGGCATGCGTCTGCAGGTGGAAAAAGCCGCCTATGCCGCAACGGAGGCTGGACGCCGTGAGATCCAGACCGCCCGTGAAACTGCCCAGGCCGAAGCACAGGCGGCGACGGCGAAAGAAGCCTTCATCACGCGGCTGCGTGAGCAGGCCGAAACGCTGAACATGACGACCACTGAACTGCTGCAGTATAAGGCCGCTCAGCTCGGTATTACGGCTGAAGCCGCGCCATTTATTCAGCGCATCAATGAGCAAGCCACGGCAATGGGCCACGGCGGTATCAGTGCCGGACAGTATTCCCAGGCCATGCGTATCCTGCCAATGCAGATCACCGACGTCGTGACGTCGTTGGCCAGTGGTATGCCGGTGTGGCTTGTGGCCATTCAGCAAGGTGGCCAGATCAAGGACTCGTTCGGTGGTGTCGGCAACACATTCCGTGCGCTCACCAGTCTGATCACCCCGGCCCGTTTGGCCATCGGCGGCATCGCGGGCGGTGTTGCTGCCGTGGGTATTGCGGCATTCAGCGCGGCTAATGATCAGGATGAATTCAACAATAGCATTCAGCAAACCGGCAACTTCGCCGGTGTCAGCGTTGGCCAGCTGCAGCGGCTGACGCAGGCCGGTGGCCAGATGAGCAGCAACTACAGCCAGGTGCGGGATATTCTCAACGGACTGGTCAGCAGCGGCAAGTTTACCGGTGAGACGCTGGACAGCGTTTCCCAGGCCGCGTCTGCAATGGCCGAACTGACCGGCGACTCTGCTGATCAGGTTGTGGCTGAGTTCGTCAAGATGACCAACAGTGTATCGGATTGGGCAGTCAACAGCAGCGAGCAGTATCACTGGCTGGACTCCGAGACCTATCAACGCATTCGCGCACTGGAAGACCAGGGGCTAAAAGAGGACGCCATCGAGCTGGCGTCTCAGGCATACAAAAAAGCCGCCGTCGAACGTCTGGGGGAAATCAAGACCCAACTGAACTGGGTAGCGCGTGGGTGGGATGATGTCAAAAATGCGGCTGCTGATGCCTGGCAAGAACTTAAAAACCGCACCAGCACTGCCCTCAACCTCGACACCCCAGATGAGGCACGGGCTAAGGAAATTCAGGATATCAGAGCCCAATTAGCTAATGCTGGCGATGATATTGATATTGCCTCTCGCGGACAGGGATATTCCGAGTGGGCGCGAGATAAGAAAGCCCGTCTCGCGGTATTGGAGGCTGAAACTGCAGCTAAAGAAAAGGCTTTAGCTGCGGAATCTAAACGACAGCAAATTGAGCGGGACGGTGTAAAAGCCGCTAATACGCTAGGTGCAACTTGGAAAGCCAATGCGTCCGATGTGGACAAGGAGGCTTTAGCGGTTGAACAGCTCCGCAAAAATTATCAGCAAATGTGGGCCACCAAAGGCGGTCAGGATGCCTTGCGTGATCGGGGCGTAACTTCCACCGACGGTCAGAATTTCTCCGGTGGTCAATGGGACGTCGATACCAAAAAGCTAGATACTGCGGGGCAAAAAGCCGAGCAGTACAACAAACAGCTGCAACAGACGCTGAACCAGAAAAAGGCGATCACTCAGCTGGCACGCGTAGAAGCGGATATCACGAACGGGTCGCTGAAGGATGCCAGCAAAGTCGAACAGGATAAGGCCCGCGCTACGGCCAGGCAGATTGATGCTCAGGAAGCGGCCAACAAATCCGCCAAGGCTGGTGCATCGGCGGCCAAACAGTCTGCAGCGGAAAACCAGCGATTTGTCGACCAGTTGGAGAAGCAAGCCTCCAAGCGCGTCGAGGGAGCTGCCGCTACGCGTGCGCAGGAAATTGCGACCCGCAACCTCACAGCCGAACAGCGCCGCCAGACCGAGGCGGCAAACGCGGCCATCACCGCCCAGGAATTCAAGGGGCAGAACCTGCAGTTGCAACTGCAGCTCATGCGCGATACCGGCAACACGGCCGGAGCCAGTCTGCTGGAGACCCAATCCAAATTTGCCGATATGCGCCGCGAGTTTGAAGCAAGCGGCAATACCGAGGGGCTCAGCCTGATCGACAAGCTGCTGCCGGTCGCTGAAACAAAAATTCGTGTCGATGACATGAAGAAACAGATTGAGGATCTGTTCACCTACCAGGCGCAGCAGGAAACCAGCATTCAGGCGCAGGTCCAGGGAGGGCTGCTGTCCGAAATTCAGGGGCGGCAGCGCCTGGTGGAACTGCATCAGGAAGTCGGTGACAAGGTCAAAGGCTACCTGCCGCAGCTCAAAGAGCTGGCCAACGCGCCTGGCGAAGCCGGAGACAAAATCAGGGACATGATCCGGCAGCTCGAAGAGCAGCTCGGCAAGCTGAATCAGGCAGGCAATGAGCTGACCATCGCATTTCGTGATGGCCTGCAGGGCGGGATAGAAAGCTCACTCGTCGGCCTGGCAAAAGGCACGATGAACCTGAGCGATGCGGTGAAGAACTTGGCGCTCAGTATCGTCAACAGCATGGCGCAAATCGCCGCGCAGCAGCTGGCACAAATGGCGACTTCCAGCCTGGTCGGCAGCGGTGGCGGCATGGGCGGCCTGTTCGCCAGTGTATTCGCCGCCGACGGTGGCCACGTCCGCGGGCCTGGCACCACGACCAGCGACTCCATCCCCTCCATGCTTTCTGACTATGAATTCGTTACCCGCGCGGCCGTGGTTCAGCAGCCTGGCGCGCTGGACTTCCTGCACAGCTTCAACAGGCATGGTATGGCCGCATTGAACGCCTGGCTGCCGCGTGCTCGCCATGCGACTGGTGGCCTGGCTGGTATTCCTGCTCCTGCCGCGCCGATGCCGCAAACCGTACCGGAAGCTGCACCAGGCAGTCCAGCACCAGGTGTCACGATGCTGCAGCCTCTGCAACAAACGCTGTTAATTGATGCTGTTGATGTTTTCACTAAAGGGGCCGGGAGTGTTCAGGGCGAACGCGGCATCATGACGGTACTGCGCGCCAATATCCCAACCCTCAAGCAAATGCTGGGGGTGAAATCATGACGGCATTATTTCCCTGGCTGATTGAGCCAGACTGGACCGGCGGCATCACCGAAACGCTCGAGTGGAAAACCGACGTGCTGCAGTCGCCGAGCGGTGCCGAACAGCGCATTTCTCGCCGGTTGTCGCCGCGCCGCATGTTTGAGTTCGGCATCCTTGCGGGAGACGTCGATCGCCAGTGGCTGGAGAACGCGGTGTGGCAAGCTGGCGGCAGCACATGGGCGATGCCTGTATTCCCTGATGTGACCGAATTGCAGGCGTCGGTCACGGCCGGAGCCTCTGAGCTGCTGGTCGATACGCGCGGCCGCGATTTTTCATTGGGTGGAACGGTGTTGCTGAAAAATGCCGAGGCTATCGCGTCACCTGCCGCGCTGGTGACCGTCAGCGCGATCGGAGCTGATTCGCTGACTCTGTCCCAGCCGCTGACGGCAGGCTGGCTTGCAGGTACAGCGGTGTATCCCGTTCGCCCGGCGGTGTTGACTGACCCTCCGGCATTCACTCGTATCACCGGTGGCCTGGCCAGCGCCCAGGTGCGATTCCGTATCGCCGAACATAACCCATTCTCCTCAACACCCAACCTCGCGCTGTTCCGTGGCTATCCGGTGCTGGAGCCCGATGCCGATTGGTCAGAGAGCCTGACCGGTGAATATCAGCGCCTGATGATCGAGCTGGATAACGGCAGCGGTATCCCGGCCCGCCTCGACACCGCACGCCGCCCGTTCTATCTGCAGCGCCACACCTGGTCGCTGATGGGCCGCAGCGAGCAATTTGCGCTGCGCCAGCTGATGTACCACCTGCGCGGCCGCCAGCGCGCGTTGTGGGTGCCGAGCCAGAATGACGATCTGACCCCGGCGGGTGCGTTGGCCGGGAACACACTGCCGGTGATCCGCTGCGGGCTCAGCGAGATGGGCGTCGTACCTGGGCGGCGTGATCTGCGCATCTTGCTGGCCGACGGCCGCACGCTGTACCGGCGACTGACTGGCGTGGCCATCAGCGGCCAGGCAGAACTGCTGGCGCTGGATGGTGAGCCGGTCACCGTACCGCAGCAACAAATTGTCGCCGTGGCGTTCATGACACTCGCCCGGCAAAACAGCGATGCAATCACATGGCAGCACACCACTGACGCTGACGGTTTCGCCAGTGTGGCCACCTCATTTATAGGAGTTCGTGATGAGCTGGAGTGAGTTTGAATATTCGGTGGCTAACGGCCAACCGTTGACCCTGTATGAGTTTATTCGTGGAGACGTCGTGCATTACCGCTATACAAACGCCGACCGCGATATCCACTTCGCTGACGCTGATTGGCAGGCGGTAGCCATTAGCGACAGTGGGCTCAGCGCCGGAAACGGCGACGGCATGGATATCACAGTGCCAGCCAACAATGCTGTCGCCATGCTGTTTCGTGGCGTTCCTCCGTCCAGTCCGGTGCGCATCCGCGTTTACCGCCTGCATGCCGAGGATGCCGCCGCCGAATTTCGCACGGTCTGGGTGGGTACGGTGGCCGAAGCGAAGCGGGAAGCCATTGAGCGCACCAAACTTGTGACGTCAAGTCTGGCCAGCACGTTTTCCCGCATCGGCCTGCGCCTGACGTATGGCCGTGCCTGCCCCTATGCGCTGTATGACCACAACTGCAAGGTTGATCCGCTGGCGTTCGGCGTTAGCGGTCTGGTCGTGACTGCGATGGATGGCGTCAGCATCACTGTCAATCTGCCCGAGGGCACGGCGTCGGACTGGTTCTCCGGTGGTTATGTCGAGTGGGCTTTGGATGGCGTCACTGAGTTGCGCGGCCTGCGGGCGCAGAACGGCAACCAGATGAACCTGTTCGGCGGCTCGGCCGGTTTCGCCGTTGGCCAGGTAGTGACGCTGTATCCGGGCTGCAACCGCACGATTGCTCAGTGCGACAGCAAATTCGGCAATCACCTGAACTACGGGGGCATGCCGCACATGCCGGGTAAATCCCCGTATCAAGTCATCAAACTGTTTTAGGAGGTCATCGTGTGGTTCGCCATCGCTAAATTTGTTGCGGTCATGGTCGCGTCATACCTAGTTAACCGGGCGCTGGCCCCAAAACCCAAAAACAGCACGCCGGAAGCGGCGACGGAAGAAAGCTGGCAGTTACCCCAGCCGACCGAAGGCACGCCACAGTGTGTATTTTTCGGCGACTGCTGGACAGATGACTGGTTCGTGCTCGGTTACGGCAATTACCGTTATGACGCCATCAAAAAATAGGAGCGCATCATGAAAATCACGATGGAACATATCCGCGCCGGTGGCGGTTGTGCATGGGGCCTGCGAACCTTCTTCGCTCGCTACCAACTGGACTTAGAGGCATTTCTCCGCGACGGCGGCATCGACTCTGAAAAATTCCTGGCCACCGGGGATGCGCTGGCCATCAATATCGTGCGCCAAGCCGAAAAATCCGTATCAGGGGAGCATCAATAACATGGGGGGTAAAGGCTCAAAGAAAGTGACAGTCGGTTATCGCTACTCCTGGGACATCCACTCCGGTCTCGGGCGCGGTCCGGTTAACGAGATCGTCGCAATCAGCGCCGATAAAAAGACCGTGTTCGCGGGTACCGAGGGGCAGCTCTCGGGAAATACTTCCGTTTACATCGACCAGCCAAACCTGTTTGGCGGCGAGGATACCGGCGGCGAAGGCGGCATCCAGGGCACGCTCGACGTGATGATGGGCGGCCCGGACCAGGTACCGCCCCCGTCACTGCTGAATCTGTTGACAGGGTTGGTGCCGGGCTTTCGCGGCGTGGTAACGACGTTTTTCTCTGGCCTGGTCAGTTGCTACAGCGCCAGCCCGAAGCCGTGGTCGTTTCGCGTGCGGCGCACAACCTCCGGGTGGGATAACAACGCTGCCTGGTATCCGGAGAAAATGCGCATCATGCTGGAGAACACAGTCGGCCAGCTCGATGACGAGTCGAAGCTCTCCCCGGAGCAGGTCGCGAACCTGCGCCGTATTCACGCGATGAACCCGGCGCATATTCTGGTCGAATGCGCAACGAATCGGGATTGGGGACGCGGTTTGTCGCTGGCCGATGATCTGGACCTCGACAGTTATCGTATTGCTGCTGATCGCCTCTACGACGAGCAGTTTGGTTTGTGCTTCCGTTATAACCGCCAAGACAGCCTGGATACGTTTGTACAACAGGTGCTCGACCACATCGGTGCTGTGCAATATGGCGACCTCGAGACTGGCAAGATGGCGCTAAAGCTGTTACGTGATGACTATGTTGTCGACGATCTGCCGCTGTTCACGTATGACAACGGCATCATCAGCGTCCAGGACGATGACAGCAGCAGCGCAGACACAGCACCGAATGAAGTGGTCGTGACCTATCACGATCCGGTCACCAACAGCGATGGTGAGGTCAAGGCTCAAAACCTAGGGTCGATTCAGGCCGTGGGGCTCATTAGCAGCACGGTCGAGTACCGCGCTATTCCAACCCATGACCTGGGTGCTCGCGTCGCGCAGCGCGATCTGGAAATGGGGACATCCGGGCTAACGCGGCTCGTGATCAACTTTGACCGGCGCGGCGGCATTCTGAAGCCAGGCGGCGTATTCCGTGTGAGCCTGCCCGACCGCAATATCGCGAATATGGTGTTGCGTGTTGGCCAGATTAGCGAAGGCGACGACGGTTCCCTGAAAATCACCGTGGTGCAGGACGTTTTCGGGCTACCGTCGACGTCCTACAGCACTGGCGAACAGCCCGGCGGCTGGACGCCACCCGACCAGGCGGCGCGGCCGGTGACGGATATGCAGCTGATTGAGCTGCCCTATGCGGTGCTGGCGGGCACGCTCTCCGAGTCTGAACTGGCCTATGTTAAACCTGGCTCCGGGTTTATTGGCATCATGGCCAGCGCGCCAACGTCGCTCTCCATCAACTACCAGATCCAAAGCCGCGCCGCCGGTGCCGGATTTGTCGATCGCAACCAGGGTGACTGGACGCCGTCCGGTACGTTGCTGGCGGCCGTCGGTCCGCTGAATCGCACATTGCGCGTGGTGATGCCGTTCCCGCCCGCAGTAGGCGACGGTGCGATCGTGGGCAACGAGATAGTCCGAATTGACCAGGTGAATGTGTCTGCTGGCACCCTATCAGTGGGGCGCGCCTGTGCTGACACGCTGCCCGCTGAACATGCTGCAGGGACACCGATCCGATTCTACCGTGATGCCATTGAATCCGATGGCCAGGAGTACCTGGGCGGCGAGAACGTGGATGTACGTCTGCTGACGCGGACCGGCACCGAGACGCTGGCCGCGAATCTGGCCCCGGTGGGCAACATCACTATGGCGCAGCGCCAGTTCCGTCCATACCTGCCAGGCAACATTCGGGTTAACGGCGTTCCATATCCTACCGAAGTGTTCCCGGCAGCGGGCTACACGCTGACGTTTGCCCATCGCGACCGCGTGCTGCAGGCAGACCGGCTGATTGACTGTACAGAAGCGAGTATTGGCCCGGAGCCGGGGTCACGGTACACCGTGGCATTGGTGCGCCAGGACACATCGGAAACGGTCTGGACGCAAATACCCGATGGGAACACGGTTAAGCTGCCGTACCACACCGATGGCGTGGATGCAGTTATGCATATTCTGACGCTCAGCACCAACCGAAACGGCACAGAATCGCTGTATCGCTACCAGGCTACGCTCCCGGCCGGGCGCTATATTCCGGTACCACCGCCAGTTTCGGTGACCATCCCGGCGCTGGAGGTCATTACAGGCGCTGACTGGCAAGCTGCGACGCCAGCGGACACCACTACCGGCGCGGTACCGGAGTTTGTTGCATTGGGTGAGGCAGCGGGAGCTACCGATGGCACGGTACCGGCGTTCGTGGCGCGCGGGCTATCCATCCCTGCTGATGATATCGACTACCCGGCGGGGACCTGGCCTGACTCACCATTCCTGTTTGGTGAGCATCAGGTACTGATGTTGGCTAGCTATGCCCAAAGTCCGTTACTGACCGTGCTGGTGCTGGCCGGTGATGCCAGCGCGTTTGTGATTGAGTCCATCACGGGAGCGTCAGCGCCGGTTACCTGGTCAGCTGGAATTTATCGTGCCGCTGATGACATGACATTATTTACATCGTCCGGCGTTGTTTTGAACGAGGGCAAAATATCGCTGACGCTGCGTGAACGGAGTACCGACTCATGAATGAAACGTACTATTATGGCCAGGGTAAAGTTTATTTAGCGCGGCGTGATGAAAATGGTCGTCCTGGCTCATTTCGCTGGGTTGGCGACGTCTCGGAATTAACGATAACGTTGGCGTTTGAGCAAAAGACGGTAAAAACATCCAGGGGCGGAAAGCTGGTTAACACTCGACGCTATCTAACCTCTCAAGCAGGCTCTGTAACATCGAAGTGGCACAACTTCTCGTCTGAAAATTTATCGTTGCTGTTGAATTCTGAGGTGGTTCGTAATTACCCACGCATTATCGAAAATGAAGTGCTGCCGCCAAATATTTCTGAAGGTGACCGTATTGCGCTGTCATATCATAATGTTTGGGGTGTTGAGGTTAATGGGTTAACTGAGGGGCGTGATTATACAGTCGATGGTCCCTGGGGAATGATTGAATTTCTAACGACACCAGTTAACCAGCCGGTTCGTGTTGATTATGCAAGAGCCAACAGTACTACATTACCCATTTTTAACGGCAAAATTGACGAATTTGCTTTTCGTTATGAAAGCCTCAATTTGGCTGAGTCAAATCAGCGCATGCTTGTTGAGTTGTATCGACTGTCATTCGAACCGCTGACAACGTTTCAGCTTATTAATAACGATGTGAAAATAGCTGCGATAGATACTGCAGCAGAAGTCATGTATGACCTGACCCGCGTGGATGACCCTATTTTTGGCAGGTTTGGGCGGGTCACGGTAATCGAGACACTGAGTGGAATCACACACAACGGGGCCATTAATTATGATGGCCGTTATCTACATGGTGGGAACTAACATGGCCAAATCATTACCCGAGTCCCCGGTATGGGAAGATTCAATTTTCCAGCTAGAGACTGATACGCCAGTACTCGGTGGGGCCGATGGGCCGGATAACTGGCAGGCTCAGCAGTTGGCAAATCGAACCCAATATCTTAAACAATACATCGAGGCGCTCTCGTCCGGAGAGACCCCGTATACCAACGAAGCAGCGGCGCAGCAGGCAATATCTGCTGGTAAAATTTCTGAGGGCGCAAAATTCTCCGTCCGCAGCGACGATACGTTTATTTGGGTGCTCGAATATCAAAATATTTCCGGTACAGCAACACCGACGGGGAAAACGCTACCCTCGTCTGAATTTGTCATGCTGGTTGCTAAAGGATTGAATCTGGCCAACGCTGACATTGTCAAAATTTTAAATAGAATAACGCCATTAGATACGCTGATTTCCGATAAAATCGACCTGGCATTTACCAGTTCTGCAGGGCCTGTCGAATCAGCGATGGCTCTGGATAAAAACTGGGGGCTGATGTTAGCAGGGCTGGAAAAGCCATTGCAGGATTATGTGATAGGCGTTATTCCGGATAGCCTGAAGAATCGCTTTCCTGGTGTCCTTTGGGGGGTTATTCATCTCCAGACACGGCAAGGCCTTATACTCTTGATGGAAAATGGTGACCTTCACATCCCTGGTGTTGATGGGCCTCTGCAAGACGCACTGGGCCTAAGTGCAGCTACCATCAAGATGGTTGACGGCAAACCTGCGTTGTTCTGGCACGGACAGCGAGTCTGGAATGAACATTATGTTACCAGCGCCACACCAGTATCTGACAGCGGCGTATTGTTTAATTATGAGCAATCAGATGGCAGTGGTCATAGCGGGCTAATGTTTATCCCGAGCTTGCGTGAGGTGCCTGTTACGACCGCGTACATATTAATCTACATTTGCCTCGGGCAGTCTCTCGGTGCAGCATTCGATAAACCAGGACAAAATATTAAGGTCTGGGGGGCGGAGGCCGAATTTCGCGGACGCTGCATGTCGCCGTCAGGTCGCGCCGATGGTAATAGTGCGCCATATAGCCCAACTGACCTCGACCGAATCACTGACAATAACTACAATTTTGACCGTCAGGGCCACAACCTGCCACTGCAAAACTGCCTCATGTATGACATGAAGTCTGCAGGTTTAGACCTGCCATCAATCATTAATGCGCCTTGTAACGCAGGCGGACAGCCATTATCTGGCATTTCAAAAGGTACTTTTTCGTACACAAAGAGCCTGAAATATATTGAGCGCTCGGTTCAATTTGCGCAGGGTATCGGCAAGCCTTACCAGGCCGACTTTATTTTGTTCGAGCATGGCGAGACTGATAATGATAACGGAAACTGCCGTAATCCCGGAGATTATAGAACGTTGTTGGTTCCATATTTCACTGACTGTTTCCATGATTTTAAAAACATGCTCAGTCAGCAAAAAAATCCGACGATTGTTATCGGCCAGGTAGGGAGTCGTATTAATACCAAAGCCGGTTCAGTAGACCCGGAAGGGAACCCCACAGGTGAGTCGGAAATTGTGCAACCGTATTCAGTGACGGCAACGGATCAGCTGGACTATGTCAGACAGCACTCTACTGATGCGATTATGTACGGTTCAAAA